CTCGAACAGGTTGACTTCGTTGAACCCGGGAGAGAGCGACCTGTAAAGGTCACTTTCGTCCCTAAGACGATGAAGACTCCTCGAATTATTGCAATCGAGCCTACTGCTATGCAGTATGCACAACAGGGGCTCCTAGCTCTAATTCGTGAAGGACTTGAGAATTCGTATCTCAAGAACTTTATCGGACTCGACGACCAAACTCCTAACCAGAGGATGGCCCTTGAGGGTTCAGTTACTACTGAACTTGCCTCACTTGATCTAAGTGAGGCTTCCGATAGAGTCTCTCATAAGATCGTGCTCAACCTACTTGCTAATCATCCTCACTTCCGTGAGGCTGTTATGGCTTGTAGGTCTGAACGCGCTCTTCTACCTGGAGGCTCTGTTATAGAGCTCTCCAAGTTTGCGTCTATGGGTTCGGCACTTTGTTTTCCCATCGAGGCCATGGTTTTTCTCGTGGCCATATTCGTTGGTATACAAAGTGACCTAGGACGCCGGCTGACCAAGGAAGACATCAAATCCTTCCAAGGTCGGGTGCGCGTCTTCGGTGACGATTTGATCGTCCCGAAGGCTCATGTGCGCTCCGTGATTCGTTCACTTGAGTACTTCGGTCTCAAAGTAAACGAACGCAAGTCTTTCTGGAATGGCAAATTCCGGGAGTCTTGCGGAAAGGAGTACTATGACGGAACAGACGTTTCAGTTGTCCGTTGCCGTCGAGTATTTCCCAAATCACGGAAGGACGGGCAGGAGATCATTTCACTGGTCTCACTCAGGAACCAGCTTTTTCAAGCTGGTCTTGAGGAGTCGGTGGCTCTTCTTGACCGTAGAGTGTTTAAACTTCTCAAACACTTTCCGGTGGTTGAAGAGAGTTCTCCTGTTTTGGGTCGGCTCAGTTATGATTCTTGTTATCAAGGTTCATGGCTGAGAAACGACATCCCAGTGGTTAAGGGATGGCTAATCCGATCACCTATCCCAGTTAATGAGATAGATGATTGGCCGGCCCTACGTAAGTGCCTTGTCTCCTTGGAGACAAGGAACGATGAGATTGCCACCTCATCTGACCACTTACGGCGTTCTGGACGTCCCCGAGTCGTCGACATCAAACTCGGGGTGGGTCCTCCTCGATAATTCGAGGGGGCCTGTTTTTGCAATTGCAAAAACGGGGGGAGCGAACCTAGGAGACGTAGCCTTGCTACGTCGTTATATCCCTTTCCA